GATTTCTCCCGTGGTGTAGACCTCGACGTTCCAGAGACGCTGTATCGCAGCCCGGCGATGCCGGACAAAGGGAGATAGTCTAGCTGCCGAGGATGGTGCGGCTTGGTACGTGTCGGGACCGACGATCTGGATTTCGCCAGCGACTTGCATTTCCACCAATGTCGCGGTGATTTCCTCGAGCAGGACTTCATTGTACGCGGTATGAAAGAGTGATAGCAGCCAGTGCAGCTTCGTTAGGAGGACGCGCGCTCGATCTTCTTCGTACATCAACGGCTCATCTCATCGAGATCGAGTAGCTTGGCCAGCTCGGTGCGCGTTTCCTCTAGTGCTTTCTCAAGCGTCTTGGTGCGAGCATCAGGGGGCTCCTCGCCATCGAAATCCTGTAGCACCTCGACATCGCCGTCTTTGACTGCATCTTGCAGCCGTGTAGACCGCTGAACGTCTCACCGTCATTCAGTACCATGGCTCTCATTGATCCTCCTCTATCAGCTGAAGGGGATTCTGTGACGCGGCCAGAAACAGTCCAGCCTGGACGAAAGCTCGTTTATCCGTACATTGGGTCATAATGCCCGTGCCTGGTTTGCCGTCTTTCGTGCCTTTGACCTCGAGAGCGATGCCGCAGACGTCGATGGACATATCATCAACTTCGAGTGCGAGGGCTTCGATTTTCTTTTCCAGTCGATCCACCATGTCCGCTATGGTGGTGCTTAGCTGTTGGGTAAGTGCCTTGGGTTCCATCGTTGCCTTCCCTTTTCTTTGAAGTATAACGTACTTGACGGAGCGTGTCAATATGCGAGGAACACCACCGAAGGACCCGGCACTACGTCAGCGCCGCAATCGAAAGAGTTCGGCTGCCAAGCTGAGGTCGGATCCTGACTTGGAGGTGCCGCCGCTGCCGATGGAGCGAGCGTGGTGTCCGGAGACGATAGCCGAGTGGGTCGATATATGGGAATCGCCGATGGCGCCGCAGTTCATCGATGCCGATTTCCATGGACTACTGAAGCTTGCGGTTCTGATTGATGATTTCTGGACTGTGGAGAGCGCGAATGCTCGAGCAAAGCTCGCAGTCGAGATCAGGCTCCAGCGAGCTGACTTTGGCTTGAACCCGATCAGCCGCAACCGGCTGCATTGGGAGATAGACCGTGGCGAACAAGCCCGGGAGAGAAGTGAGAAGAGAAAGGCGCGTCAGGAGACACCACCGCCAACACCGGAGTCAGATCCGCGTGCAGTGCTAGGCCGGCAAGGTGGGTTGGTTGCACTTCCCGGCGGCAGATCAACCTAACGGAGGTATCTCATGTCTGCGATCACCCTTGAAGGTGGCCTCGAAGCGAAACTCATCAAAAAAATCTATTGCGCCGGAGGCGTCTCGTTCGAGATCGAAGAAGGCTCGTGCAAACTGGAAACCAACGGTGTGGCGTTTATTGAGGAGCAGGCCGCGGGCGAACCGGCAAAAACCGATTCGGGCGGACCCAAAGTCTTCGTGCCGAATGCCAGTGTAGTGGCACTCAGCGCCTAGAGATAAACTCGGGCTGAGCGAAAATCACGCTGCGGGCGGCGGTGAAAAGTTGGCATCGTCGCCCGCTAGTTCACTTGCTCAAGCCGCAGCATGAGCACGTCGATCAGTTTCTTTACGTCGCGGTCGGACAGTTCTCCAAAGCCGCGTTTCTCGAGAATTATGCGGATGACGTGGCGACCGTAGTTTTTTAGCTTCAGGCGCAGGATTTCGCGCTCGATGGGTGTGATGGTGAGTGTATATTCGCCTTGAGTCATGGCCTTAGTGGTCGATAGTTGGTAAGGAAACGCTCTTGCGACTCGCGTAGTCCTGTCGTGCTGAGGATAGAGCCGTCACTGAGTTGTGCTGCGATCACGAAAAGCTCGCCGGTGAAAATATGGCGCCAAGTGGTAACGTGGTTCATGACGAACGCCAACGCCAATCGATGTAATAAGCGCCAACGTCATGGCGGGCACGTTTGGCAGCGGTCAGATTTCGCTTTTCTGTCAGTGCCTCAGAGCGTGTGGCGAATGTGGCAAGTCGTGTAAGCCCGCTAGGACGCTTCAACCAAACCTCGAAGAGGCGCCCGGTGTCGTTGGCGTCTGCGGGCAGTCTATCGCGCATTAGTAGCTCCCGTGCCGACCATCGGCGTACACGGGGTCGATGACGGCATATCCATCGCAGTGTCCGCGGAGACGTTGTGCTAGTTCAAGTGCTTCGGTGTAGGCTGGCGTATAGCGTTCGCGTCCTTCGCGCTCACGCTGGAGAAAATCCTCGCTAACTCTGAACTCCGCCCAATCGACGCTAGGACGGTCGTCGAAGTAAGTCTTTCGAACGATATAGGAGACGGGCTGCGGGCTCATTTGTGACTCCTTCGTGTTTGCTCTTTGATCCATACCTAAAGTATATCACACTTGACCATCTTTGTCAAGTATTTCGCAAGACAGCTTGCAGGGGAGGCGAGCCTTGGAAATTGTTGTACCAGCATGGGACCCGGAGTCAGTGCATCAGAAATTGCAGAAGGGTCTTTGTGCCCTTCGACGAATTGCAACTACGACACGTACCTATAGCATTGTCTACGGCGTGCGCACCGCCCTTTCTCAGAGGGTCGATGTGGTCGATTGTGGTGCTTGTGGCTCCACAGAAGGCGCACGGATCGGCCAGCAAGACGGTTTCCCACTCAGGAAAATATTCGACGTGTGCGGCACGTTCGCGTCGATGGCGCCGTTTAGAGCGCGCTTTCGCCTTGTCGGGGTTTGTTTCGACCCACCGCTTGTCGATTGCTTTCCGCTTCTCAGGGTGTCGATCGCGGTAAGCCTTGGAGCGAGCGCGCTCGCGTTCGATGTTCTCTTGATAGTACTGACGGTAGGCAGCACGCAGCCTGTCGCCTTCGGTCATGCGACGTTGCTGATCCAATTCGCGGCGACGTGCTTTATATTTGGCACTGTAGCGTTGCCATATAGCTTTTCGTTTCTCAGGGTCGGTTGTGGCCATTTGGTTAGTGTCTAATGGCTGAATTGGTGGTGCCACAGTATGATCCTCAAGAAACCTGGCCCACTCTTGGACCGCAGGTTGCCGACTGGATCGAGACCTTTCTGGTGTTTGGGCCAGGTGATCTACTTGGAGAGCCGGCAACACTCGATGCCGACACGCGCGGACTGATCTATTCGCTTTATGAGGTCTACCCGCCGTATTCGCCAATTGCTGGCCGGCGCCGATTCCGGCGTGCCGGTATCAGCCTGAGGAAGGGAACTGCCAAGACCGAGAAGGCGGCTTGGATTGCGGCAGCTGAGCTACACCCGGAAGCTCCCGTTAGGTGTGATGGTTTTGATGCTCACGGGCAGCCGGTCGGTGTAGGGATTACCGATCCTTACATTCCGATGGTCGCGGTCACAGAGGATCAGTCCGAAGAGCTTGCATACGGTGCGCTAAAGGAGATCCTCGAACGTAGCGAAATCGGCGAGGAATTCGACATCGGGCTCGAACGCATTATCCGGCTGAACGGTCGGGGTAAGTGCGAGGCGGTAGCTGGCCAGCCGGATTCTCGAGACGGAGCTCGCACGACTTTTCAGCTATTTGATGAGAGTCACCGTTTGCGTGGGCGAAAGCTGACGACGGCGCATCAGGTGATGCTGCAAAATATCGTCAAGCGGAAGGACTCAAACGGCTGGACGCTTGAGATTACAACGGCGCCGCAGCCAGGCGAGGGTTCAGTGGCGGAGGCAACGTGGAACTACGCTGAAGAAATCGCACATGGGAAGCGCAAGGACTCGGATCTGTTCTTTTTCCATCGCCAAGCCAGTGATGGCTACCAGCTTGAGCTGGATCGTGAGCTGACGAATGAAGAGGATGTACGCAAGGCTGTGATCGAGGCGTCAGGAGACGCGATAGCTGCGTGGTCGGACATCGATGGTATCGTTGGGCTCTGGCGGGACCCGCAGACGGATCGTAGCTATTTCGAGCGTGTGTGGCTGAATCGGAAGGTTCAGGCTTCGGCACAAGTATTCGATATGCAGCGGATCTACGAGCTGCAAGATCAGCGTCTGAAGCGTCTGCCTAACCGGAAAACGCCGATAGCCATTGGGTTCGATGGGTCGAGAGTCAATGATTCCACTGGCATTATTGGCACCGAGATAGAAACGGGCTATCAGTTTCAGATTGCGGTGTGGGAGCGCCCGGCTGAGGGCACAGACGACGCAGACGAATGGGAAGTGCCAGTACACGAGGTCGAAGAAGCTATCGAGTTCTCGTTCGATCACTGGAAGGTCGTCAAGGCTTATTTCGATCCTTACTACTGGGATCAGCAGGTGGACGCGTGGTACGGCAAATGGCCGAAACGAGTCATCAAGTTTTACACCAGCCAACACCGCAAGATGGCATTCACGATCCAGTCGTATTTGAACGCGTGGCGCACCGGTGAAGCTCATCACGACGGTAGTGCGGAGTTCCTACGTCACATGGCGAATGCGCGCAAGTCGAAGCTGAAGATCGAGGATGACCAAGGGGAGTCGCTATTCATTATGACTAAGGAGAGCCGCTATAGCGTGCTGAAGATCGACCTGGCGATGGCGGGCACGCTGTCGTGGGCGGCTCGGTTGGATGCGATCTCGGACGGGGCTTTGCGAAAAGTTGGCTCGAGACCGGGACGTACGACGGTCTACACCGGTTAGGCAGGAGGCGCCACATGGTTGTGACCACTAGCCCGGAAGTGGCGCTTGCTCAGCTGACGTTGCTCACTAAGAAGCTCGATCAGAAGAAGGCGTCGATTGAAAAGTACGAGCGCTATTACGAAGGCATTCACAATCTGCGGTTTGCCACACGCAAGTTCCGTGAGGCGTTCGGTGCTTTGTTCCGGGAGTTCAGTGACAACTACTGCGGTCTGGTGGTCGATGTAGCTGTCGAGCGCATGAACATCGAGGGATTTCGCATGCCGGTGGCTGCGCAGCAGGGCGAAGGCGAAGGAGAACATGGGGAATCGCTGGCTGATAAGGATGCATGGGAGATTTGGCAGCGTAACAATCTCGATCTCTATGCCGACATTGCGCACGAGCAAGCGTTCATTGCTGGGGAAAGCTATTTGATCGTCGGGCCGGGTGAAGGTGAAAAGGGTGAAGAAGAACCCATTATCACGGTAGAGCACCCGCTTGAAGTCACCACGGTGAATGTGCCGGGGTCCATGTCGCGGCGTCGCGCAGCTGTCAAGCGCTGGTGGGACGAAGACACGGGGCTTTTCAATGCGACGCTTTATTTGCCGGATTCTATCTGGAAGTTCCAGTCGAACAAGAAATCCAAAACCGGTAACACATCAGGCATTCGGTGGGAAGAGCGGCTGGGTGTACCGCCTGTCATAGCCAATCCCTTTGAAGGCATCGTGCCGGTTGTGCCGCTGATCAACCGGCAGCGTCTCCGGGGCGGCGGCCGGTCTGAGTTGCAGGAAGTCATCCCCCTGCAGGATGTGATCAACAAGACGTACAACGATGCCCTCGTCGCGTCTGAGTTTGCCGCTTTCCGACAGCGCGTACTCACCGGAATGGAGGTCCCGGAGGACGAGAACGGCAACATCATCCCAGACTTTGATCTGAAGGCGTCTGTCCAGCGGATCATGTTGATCAAGGACAAGGACGTGGGAGTCCACGAGTTCCAGGTCGGCGATCTTGGGCAGTACGTAGCGCTGCTGGTCCACACACGCAACGAGATTGCGGTTGTCACGCGCACGCCGCCGCAGTATCTGGTGGGTCAGATAATCAACGTGTCGGGTGACGCACTAAAGGCTGGCGAGTCGGGGCTGGTCAGCAAGGTCAAGCGTCGCTCCAAGTTCTTCGGCGAGGGCTGGGAGGAGGCAATGCGTCTGGCCTTCCGGCTGAAGAAAGACGCGCGTGCTGAATCTTTCGAAGCCGAGACAATCTGGTCGAATCCGGAGATCACGACCGAGAGCGCGATGGCCGACAGCTTGGCCAAGTACGCGACCTTGGGTGTCCCGGCACAGGCGCTATGGGAACGCTTGGGTGCCTCTCAGAACGAGATTGCGCGTTGGCAGCAGATGATCGAGGAGAATCCGCTGACGCTGGCGCCACAGGCGCTCGCCGCCTTGCTGAACGCAAGCGGGAAACTCGGCGAGTAAGACTTAGCTCCGTCATTCGGACGGGGTGTGGCAGTACAAAGGAGGTTGTTCGATGTCCCAGGAGGACGGAGACAACGAGGATGGCCAGGTGCCCGACAAAGATAAACCCGAGCCTGCCGGTTCCGGTAATGGAGACGGTCAGAACGACGACGAGATCAAAAAGCTGCGCGAGGACGCCAAAAAGGCTCGTGAGGAGGCTGAGGCGGCCAAGACTCAAGCAGCGAAGGAAAAGGCTGATCTTGCCGAGGAGAAGGCTCGACTGGCTGAGGAGAAGGCCAAAGCAGCTGCCAGCGCCAAAGATGACAAAGGTGGCAAAACCTATGACGAGGAGTTCGTCAAGAAGCTCAAAGACGAAGCCGCTGGTTATCGCGTAGAGGCTCGGGAAGCCAAGCGTGAGGCGCAGGAGCGTGAGGACCAGAACAAGTCTGAGCAGCAGCGAACCACCGAGCGTGCAGTGTCAGCCGAGGCTCGAGCCGATCAGGCCGAGAAAAGACTGATGCGTTACGAGGTGGCACAGAAGAAGAAGCTCCCCACCGAGATGGCTGACCGCCTTGTGGGGGACACAAAAGAGGAGCTTGAGAAGGACGCTGACAAGCTGGTGAAGCAGTTCAACTCAGGACTGGCAGCCAGTGGCGGTAGCGGGCTGGATCAAGGCGACAGGTCAGGTGGCGGTCCCGGCTCTGGTGGCGGAAGCTCCCGGAGTGACTGGATCAGAGACCTAGCTGGCCGGCGTCGCTAAGTAGCACCGTGCGGTAACACTCTCCCGAAGTGAGTTCGGGGCGATGACCTGCGCGGGCCTGATGTACGTGCAGGTACTACAACCATTACCCACCGAAGGAGGGTGGTCAAGTTGGCATATAACAACGTAATCGATCGCTCAGGCGCACGGGCGATGATGCCGGAGGAGATCAGTTACGATCTCATCAAGAAGCTGATCAACGAGTCGGTCACGCTTCAGGCTTTCCGGTCAATCCCCGTGACGCGTGGGCAGGTCCGCATGCCGATTCTGTCGGCATTGCCGATCGCGTATTTCGTGAACGGTGACACGGGTCTCAAGCAGACCACGGAAGCGGACTGGGAAAACAAGTACATGAACATTGAGGAGCTGGCGTGCTTCGTGCCGATTCCAGAAGCCGTCCTCGAAGACCTCGACATCGACCTGTGGGAGGAAATCGAACCGCTGGTGCGCAACGCCATCGCTCGTACCCTCGATCAGGCCGTGCTGTTCGGGGTCGGGGCGCCGAGCGAAGTTTGGCCGACGGCCATCACTGTCGCTGCCAAAGAAGCGGGCAACTACGTCACCCGAGAAGCCGTGCCGAACGGTGAAACGGGCGGCATCGCCGGTCAGATTTCGGAACTCAACGGCAAGGTCGAGGAAGACGGTTTCGCCCCCGACTACGCCGCCGCGATCATCACCATGAAGAACCGGCTGCGCAACGCCCGCGATAAGTTCGGGCAGAAACTCCCGGAGGTTGACGACACGCAGATCTATGACGCGCCGGTCTCGTACCCGGCTCGTGGTCTGTGGCCGACTCCGGAAAAAGAATCACCGGAGTTGCTGGTCCTGGAAAAGGATCAGTTCATCGTCGGTATGCGCACCGACATCGAGACGCAGATCATGGATCAGGCCGTGATCCAGGACGGTGAAGGAAACATCGTCTTCAACCTCGCACAGCAGGACATGGTGGCGCTCCGCACCCGATTCCGTGTCGGGTGGCAGGTAAGCAACCAGATCACGTACGACAACCCGAACGCGGAAACCCGCTACGCCGCAGGCGTGATGGTGCACCCGTAAACCGGAGTCTCGTCAAGAACTACCAGAAAGGAAGGAGTGATCGGCCGTGGCTGAAGCACTCAAGGAAGTACCCGGGTATCCCGACGAAGCTCCGAAAGTGGAAATCTTCGACGTGATCATCCCGAAAATGGCAGCGAAAGCTGCAGTTACCATGGTGGCGGCTGTCTCACCGTTCGCTGGGCGTATTGGCGAAGTTAGCTATACGCCGGTGGCGGAAGTGGCCGAATCGGCGACGGAATACGGCGTCTATGAGTTGGTTGTCTACAACGTCAAAGGCGAAGAAGTCGGCGTCGCCGCCAAATATTCCACCAAAGAAGGCGCCGGCAAAAAAGAAAAACTGGCTGCATTCGTGACTCGCCAGTTGACGCTGGAAGCGGCGGAAAAACTGGAAGTCACGGCCGGTAGCATCCTTGTCTTCAAGCTGGTCTCAACGGAAAGCAAAGAAGACAAAGGCGGGATTCTCGCGATCAAGCTCTATCGCGAAGTCAAGAAGACGCCGAAAGAGCAGCCGGGCGTCTAAGTCGTTCTGTAGTGCCCGTAGGTCTGGGAGGTCTGGTGCCTCCCGGACCGCCGCCCCGTGTCGGGCTGGAGGCTCGATGCCTTGCACTCGAGCGGGAGACGGCCGCCGCAGACGTGTCCTCGGGGGGCACGCTTGATGCAGCGGACAACGGGGGATCAGATTGGTGGCTCCGGGATCAGCGTATTCCCGGAGCCACCTGAAAGGGACGACTATGGGCGTTGTCGAAGAGCGAGAAATTGCTCGGGCGCAACGATACCGCGAAGCATGGGAGCACCGTATTGCGTACCGAGCCAACCAGCTCCGACAGTTGTCGGGTCAGCCGTCTGAATTTGAACGAATGTGGGCGAATTACCGCAAGGTTTATGATCCGACCAACTATATCGAAGGTGAGGAGCTGGTCGAGTTCTTCACGCCGTTCGACGTAGACGATTCGGGTGGGATTTCGTCTTCTCAAATCCGACTTGCAAATACCATTCAGAGCAGACGGAAAGAACCGACGGGAGAATGATGCCACCCAGTGACTACACGCCGACGGTTGACGAAATCGGAGCACGTATGGGCGCTCGCACGCTGACCAGCAATGGTCAGCGTGTTGGCACCTTCAACGACGAAACGCGGCCAAACGCACAGAACGTTGAGGAACTGATCGGTGACGCGGTGGCGATCGTCTCGAGTGCGGTGGGCGACGCACTGGATAACGAATATTGGCCGATGGCGAAGGCTGCTGTCACGAGCTACACATGTATGAGCATAGAGATGGGCTACTATCCTGAGTCCACCGAGGCGGCAGATAGTGCGTTCAAGGCATTCAAGGAACGATTCAACCAGCAGATCGAATATTTGGAAAAAGCTCTCGGCCAGCGCCGGCCGAATGAGCGCCGTATCGTGTCGGTGGAGCAACGCTCGTTGGTGGGGGTTCGTGGCGGGCGGCTTGATCCGTGGGCCAACGAACTATTCCCATGATCAATCCGAAGCAGTGGGACTTCACGCTCTATGTCGGGGCTAGCTGGGAACAAACACTTATCTTGTACGCGGACTCGCGCGTCAAGCGCTGGCGTGGGACTTGGCAAGAATGGTTCGTGTACAAAACGGGCGATGCTGTCTCGTGGGAAGACGAAGCTTATGTAGCAACGCTCGAATCCGATCACGCAGAACCAGGCGGACCAGGCACTAAGCCGTTTTGGTCGCCGGTTGAACGGATGAATCTCACAAGCTACGAAGGTGAACTAGTTGCCGACGAAGTGTTCACCAGCAAACCGACTATTGAAGGTCCCCTAGGACGTATCAACGTTAGTGTGCCGGCCAGCGCATTCACCGATCCTCCGACTTCGGCGCATTGGTATCTGAAGTTGACAGAACCGGCACATGAGATCGTGATCTTTCCGATCCACGGCACCATGCTTTTCAAGGAGCCCTAATGGCACCAGAACCAATCGCAATCTTCGTGGGTGGCTATGGTCCTGTTGCCGAGGGCACAGCCGAGGTCAAGGAATTCAAAATCGGCGACGGTGTGCACGACTCGTTTACTCTTACGCATGGATTGGCGTCGCCGCATCCTGTGGTGATCCTCATCAATGCGACGACGCTCGCAGTCGAGAGTTGCACGGTTGTGTATAACAGCGAGGGCACGGAGGTCACGCTGAGCGCCAAATATTGGGAAGAACACCCGCCGGCTGACGATGCTTACACTGTGGTGGTGATGGGATGAGCGCAACCGTCTTCAACGAGGAGATTCTTGCCAAGGGTGGGCTGCTTGTTGGACCAGAAGAATTGCCTGTCACCACGGGTGAATATGCTCCACTTCATTCGCCAACGTTTACGGGGATTCCGGCAGGTCCCACCGCAGCGGGTGGTACGAATACCACGCAGCTGGCGACTACGGCGTTTGTACATGCCGCGGCGGCGGAAACGGTGGCGTTGGCTGAAGCGGCGGCGGAAGCAGTAGCGAATGTGGTGGCTGCGAGCAAGCTCGCCAAGGCTGAAAACCTCAAAGACCTCCCTGATGCTGCGACTGCGCGCACGAATCTCGGACTTGGCACTGCAGCGGTGGAACCTGCGTCAGCATTCGATGCCAAAGGTGCAGCTACGACTGCAGCGGCCGCCGCACAAGCCGCGGCTGAAGCGGCAGCGCTTGCCCATATGCCGGTCCATGCCACCGTGACAGGGGCAGGCACGCTGACGGCGGGTCAGTATACGCCATGTAATGCGGAAGCTGGTAGCTTCACGATGAAATTGCCGACTGGAGAGGCTCTGGGCACACTAATTGCGGTTGAAAAGACGGACAGTTCAACGCATGTAGTAACGCTGGAAGGCAACCTCCGTGGTAGTGAAGGCACTATCACATTGAAGCTGGAACACGAGACGTTGTTGCTCGAGGCGGATGCGGCAGGGCATTGGTGGCCGTTGGCGTCGCACAAGACGCTCGGGAGCTTGGACGCGCGCTATCAGCCAGAACTGAAGCACGAACTTGGCGAAATCGAAGGCGAAGTCACACCGAACCTCAGCCAGGGAAGCGTCTTCCTTGCGACGCTCAAGGGCAACACGACAATCGAGAAGCCGACGAACTGGCGAGCTGCTGGCGAAGAGATCCAGTCGGCGCTGCTGGTGGTCAAGCAGCCGGTAGCAGGCGGAATGACTCTCACATTTGGCGCCGGCATCACAGCGGTTGGTGGCGCACCGAACGAGGAACCGAACGCCACGAGCGCTTTCTGGATCTGGTCTCCTGACGGCGGCACGACTGTCTACGCATTCAATGCTGTTGAAGGGCAGCAAGGTATCAAAGGTACGACTGGTGCTACCGGGGCTACCGGTGCAACAGGGCCAGAAGGGCGACAGGGACCGCCGGGCGCGACTGGCGAAACGAAAAACCTTGGCGAAATCGGCGCCGGCACCCATCAGCTGAATCTCTCAGAAGCGCTGGCGTTCACGATGGTGATCACGGGGAACGTGGTGCTTGAACTGATCAACTGGCCGGCTGGGCTGTGCGAGCCGGAGATAGAGATCATTCAGAACGCAGCCGGCGGGCACACTATCGAAATCGTCAGTGAAAAAAGCGTCGCGATCACATGGGTGCCGGAAGAAGAAGCACCCGCCTTCAAAACGAACGCGAACGAAGCCAATATTGTACCGCTGGCGAGCTACAACAAAGGCGTCACCGTTTACGGTGTTCGTGGGCTACGAGGGAAAACTGGGGCCACTGGTGCAACCGGGGCGACAGGACCCGAAGGCAAAACGGGAGCTGAAGGCGCCGCTGGTCTTCAGAGCCGCACCAAGCTGATTCTTCCGTACGGCACCGGGTTTGGCATTACGGGCAAGGCGGCCTCTACGGCTGTCGGCACGAAATATCTTGCCTATTACTGCATGATGATTTGTGAACAGGCGGGCGAACTTCTCGGGCTGTACTACTACAACGGCGCCACTGCGGCAGGTGAACTCCGCGTCGCGCTGTTTGATACGGGACAGACGACCGCCGGTAAATATACGCGCCTCGCCGAAAGTGGCTCAATCAAACAGGAAGGCACGAGCAAATGGAAGCTCGCCACGTTCGCGTCGGCGGCAACGGTGACAGCGGGCCAGGCCGTGATGGCCGGGATCATGTCGAATGAAACAACTTCGACGTTTGCCATGAGTGAAACGACCTCCGAAGGCGCGACCGGACTGCCCGAAGGAGCGATTTTCGGCTTCGGCCACACGAACGAAGGGACAGGAATGGGTTCGTTCATCCCGGTCTTTGGTCTCGGTGAAGCCTTTGCTGAACTCAAATTCGCTAGCGAAATCAACAAAGAACATATCAAAGAGGCGCTGAAAGGCGTCTTCCTCTACGGGCAGCACAAATGAGAGCCGGACGAGCACTAGTTGCTAGCCGCTCTCAAGCGCGTTTTATTCAGTTTGCGTCAACGGGTATCTTTGCTCGTGAACATCAAGCGGATCCACGCGCTGCCGATACCGAACACTTGGCCGAGAAGCTTGCTAACCAGTGGAACTACAACAACCACAATTATACCTATAACGGGGAAGCGGCGCCGAAGTTCTATGGTTATGAAGGCTACGGGTACGATGGCAATGCCCTCGGATACAACACCGTTATCAACGCGGGCTCCTACACGCCAGCGCTTTACATAATCCGGGACAATTTGGCCGCCACTTGGGAATTTCAGAAGTGGACGTATTGCGAAAGCAAAGCTCCATATCTACCGCAGCCAGCGGGCACACTCGAAAACCTACAGAGTCATTTCGAAGCGGTGCCGACACCGAAGGAAGAATTTCTGCTCTTTGGCGAAAAACACCTGTATCCCGCTGGCACCGACAAAGAGATCGCGATCTACCGGCCATCCACGGACGAGTATTGGGAGGTCTGGCTCTTCCAGGGCAGCAGTGGGGAATACAAATTTAGCAACGGCGGGTATCTCAAAGGTGCAAGCAAATGGTCGGGTGTCTGGTACGAAAATGGTGAACGCAACGGTTGGGGCTCACGTGCTTGTGGCCTAGCTGCAATTGGCGGCACGATCACGATGCAGGATCTCGTCGAAGTGCTTCGCGGGGGCGAAATTCGGCATGCGCTGGGGGTTGCATTGCAGGTAACGACGGGGCCGGCGGATAACGCCGCGGCGCACCGGGCGCCCGCGACCCGCAACGATACGCAGAACAACATCTACAAAGAATTTGAAAACTATAAAAAAGAAAAAGTAACGAATCCGGCGTACGGCACGGTTGATGCGGTCAAGGAGGGCTCATGGTTCGTGCTTCCGAGCGCGGCGCGCCCGAGCGAATATGGCATCACGGGCAAGCTGGCCTCGGCAATCTTCGAAGCGATCCGTAAGTATGGCCTGTTTGTGAATGACTCGAGCGGCACGGTCGCACTGTCGATGGAGTACACGAATGTCAATGGTACACCGTACTCCACCAATCTTGTCAATCCGTTCGTGGGTGCACCGAATTACACCGAATACAACGAAAAAATGCCTGCGAGCTGGACGGATAGCACGCTGCCGCATCTCGAAGAGGAACTGTATGGTGAACACTCGGTGCTGGCCAAACAGCCTGTACAGGACCTCGAACTGCTAGAAACCTTTGCGAACTAATGGTCAAGCTCACACTCAGGATCGATGGCACCGATCTTGTTGAGGATGAGTTCAAAGACCTAGGCGAGCGGGCTAAGGATGCCGAGCCCGTCATGCGTAAGATTCAGAAGAGCATGCTTGAGGGCTCTCGTTTGGTGTGGGAGTCCGAGGGTGCCACGGCTGGGAAGTCATGGCAGCAGGATACTGAACGTTGGATAGAACGCAAGAAGGCAAAGGGATGGGACACAAAGACCGAGCATCGACGCGGGGACCTTGAGGCGAGCCTTACAATTGAGGGTGGTGGCGAATTTGCTGGTGAGGTTCGAAAGGTACGCAAGACAGAGACGATCTTTGGCACCCGCGTCTTTTACGCGATCTTCCAGATGCACCGTCGCCGGCTGCTGTCGGTTGTTCGGCGGGATAGAGAGATTTGGGCCGAGTGGATTATCGATTGGATCTTGTCGGGCAACAAGTGAGGCGTCATGAGTTCAATCGGTACGTTTGTGCTTCCGACTGCTGTCGAGAATGGTCTGATCTCGTTCTACAAAGAGTGGATGCCGACCTACCTACGGGAACTCGAGCGTAAGACTGATCGGCCGTTCAAGTCTCTTCCTGAAATAGTCTCTTACCGCGCCGCCGATACGATGGCGGAAAGGTTTCCTGAGCAGCAGATTCCTGCCTGTCAGGTCGAGCTTACATCGAATGTGGCGATGGAGACACGTGCCGCGGTAATGAATATGCTGCTTACTGGGGCGGTTGATGTGCTGGTGCAATCCACTGAACCGGAAACAGTGCGTGAACTGGCACAGATTTACGCCTTCGGTCTCGGGCTGCTGTTCATACAGAAGTTCCACGAAGAGAGTCCCGTCAAAATCTCGTCGCTGTCGTGGGACAAACTTGGCGTGCCGGCGGTAGGCAATCCTGATGGGCGCTGGCTGGCTATGGGCTCGATCGATATCAAAATCCTTGTACCGAACGTGGCCGAACCAGAGATGGGTCCCACCGAACCGGACGAAGAAGAACCGCCCGACTACCCGGAGTCGGAGTCCTTCAAGCTGACGCT